ATCTGGGAAAGGGCTGGATGCCTGATGGTGCAGAGCCCCTCTTGCTTTGGGATTTCCCCACAGTGTCTCTGCTCTATTCAGGTATGCATACTTTTCTGTACCCTCCTGCCAAGGGATGGCATCGTTGGCCCTAAGACTACCGTCGCCGTCATCAGTGCTGATCCGGAATGGCTCCTCACTCGCTACCTGCTGCGCCGTGCACGCTACTACGCCGAGATCATCAAGGGCAATCCTTCCCAGGCGAAGTACCTCAACGGCTGGTTTAATCGGCTGGACAGCGTGACGAATGCTGCCTGGGAGGTTATCGGCGGCTCTGCGTCTGTGGCACGGAGCTAACCATGGGTAAAGGCTGGGATGCGTCATTTCGCCATGGCCAACGTGACCGCCTTAAAAAAGAGGTGCTTCACCGCATGGCCGGAGGCCCTAAACCGGAACCGGTTGATTACCGGGGCTGTGACGGAACTCATGCCAGCTTTTACAAAAGAGGTTGGGAATCAGTTGGCCCCAGGGATATCGCCTGGGAATGCCAGCGTTATAAGGAAAAACACCATGTTAAAACTCATTAATTCACCCTGGTCAGTGTTGACATTGCTGGCCCTATCAATGGGGCTGTGCGCCTCCCTGGATAAACTCGCTTTTGGTCTGTGGTGGTGGGTATTCGCCGGTGTCGTCATTTGGGTTTTGGCGACCATGCAAAATCTGGGTCACTACTTCTTTTCTCTCTTTTTGGCGTGTCTCTTTGGCGGAGTCGGCGGGATGTTGATTGGTTGGGGGGCGGCTTCAGCCTATGTTTTTCTCGGCTGGATCGGGATACCTCTGTCGTTATTGTCTGTGGTTACGGCATTTCTGGCGCTTCATCAGCTTAAACAGCGGGGAGCGCTCATTTGGATCCGATAACGATTTCAACCCTCGCAGGGGTATTGATGAAGGCCGGGCCGTCCGTTCTGCGTTCAGTCGGTAGCTGGTTCGGTGGTGATGCGGCAAAAACAGCGGACTCCGTGGCCGGGATTGTCGAGACCGTCAACAGCGCCGTCCATCCACAAGATCAGCGACGGTTGCTGGAAAAAGCGCTGGAGCAGTTGCCACCGGAGCAGCTCGTTCAGCTTGAAGGTCTGAAGGTGCAGTTGGAACAGTTCCAGCTCGAACGGGACAAAGCGCGCCTGGCAGACCAGCAGGCAGCACATCACGAGCAACAGGAAACCATCCGCAATGGCGATGATTCAGTGGACGAATACGTGCGTCGCACCCGCCCGCTGATGGCCCGGCTGTCGCTCTACAGCTCTGTTATCTATGTCCTGCTAATGGCCATCGGTCAGCAAGCGGCCGCCATTGCTACGGCGACGGGGCACGCCATGACCATGCCGGAGCCGGATTGGGATATCGCCCTGATGCTGGCCACACCGGCGCTCGGCTACCTGGGTTTCCGCACGCTGGACGGGTTCGCCCGCTACAGCAAATCCAGTAAACACAAGCTCCCGGTGGTCAAGTAATGGCAGATGCTTTTGACCACGCCAGCGAGCTGGAGATGGGTGACCGTGAACGGGCATTAAACACCCATTTAAACCGTACTAAAGAGGCCCCTGTCGATTACGGATACTGCAATGACTGCGGGGCCAACATTCCCGCCCAGCGGCTGGCGCTGTTACCTGATGCCGTTTGCTGTGTGACCTGTCAGGAAATCAGAGAGCTACGGGAGGTTCAGCGTGGGTTGGGAAGTCGTCAAAGGTAACTGGACTATTATCTGGGCGCTACTGATGTTGGCCATCCAAATGGTGCAATTGTTGTTGTCCAAAACCTACGTCAAGCGTGAGGAGTTGGAGTCACTGCGCATCCGTATCCAGGCGATGGAAAGCACCATTGCCGGATTACCTAGCCAGAAAGACCTGCATATGTTGCAGCTTGAAATGAGTAACTTGCGCGGTGATCTGCGCGAACTCGGCCCGGCCATTCGCCAGGTGAAACACGTCAGCGATCTCCTGCTGGAAAATGAATTGAAGGATAAGTGAGGCCATGGCCATGCGTGAAATTCTTGATAGCGATCAGCGGCTGGTCATCCTGCGTTCCTTGCTGGAATGCGGTGACAGCGCGAACGAATCCGTGCTGCAAACCTGCCTGGAGGCGTATGGCCACAGCACATCCCGTGATGTGGTACGTACGCATCTGGCCTGGTTGTCGGAGCAGCGTCTTGTCAGCTTGCGTGATGTGGCCGGTTGTTATGTCGCGACGGTCACCGGTCGCGGTGACGATGTGGCCAACGGCCGGGCCGTCGTGCCCGGCGTCAAAAAACCACGGGCGCGGGGGTAACTATGGCCAAGAGCAAACCCTACACCGCCGCCGTGCGCACATTCATGGAAGAACTGGCGACGTTTTTTGTCGCCTCTGAAATCGAACGTGATGTCCTCAAGCCCTTCTTAGAAAAGGAAATGGGTAAACCTTACAGTGAGATTGTGGAGCAAGGTTACCTGGCGCAGGTGCTGAGGGATAACCCGGAATCTGACCGTGCCTGGAAGACATTGCAGCGTGTCATCATCAAACGCCGCAAAGGCATGCTTGCGGCGCTTGAGCGCGAAAGGAGCCAGCATGGCCGATGAAAAGCCGACCCGTGGCCGTCCGTCAAAGATTGACCTGTTGCCGGAAGGCATACGCGATGCCCTTCACGGGATGTTGCGTGACAAGCGTCACACCCAGGAACAAATACGCGAGGCCATCAACGAACTGATTGACCAGCATGAACTGCCGGACGATATGCAGCTCAGCCGCACGGGCCTGAACCGCTACGCCAGCCGGATGGAGGCCATCGGCTCTAAAATCCGTGCCTCCCGCGAGATGGCGGAAATCTGGGCCGCTAAGCTGGGTACCGCGCCGACGTCTGACGTCGGCAAGTTGTTGATGGAGTTTGTGAAAACCCTGGCGTTTGAAACCTCAATGTCACTGGCAGAAGAAGAAGGCACAGTGGAACCAAAGGCGCTTGGTCAACTGGCCCTGGTGGCGCAGCGCATTGAGGCCGCGCAGATGGTCAGCCATAAACGCGAGAAAGAAATTCGCCAGGCATTTGCCGAAGAAATCGCAGCTACGACGGAAAAAATAGTTTCACAGGCAGGATTGTCCGCAGATAAAGCGGCGGACATCAAACGCCAAATACTGGGGATTGCTTGATGTTAACAGCCAGTTCAAACGCCATTACAGCGAGCATTACCGATGGGGAGGACTTCGATGAAAATGAAGTCCTCCTTGGTTATCAGCGGCGTTGGATCGCCGATGACTCACCCTTAAAAATTGCGGAGAAATCGCGCCGTACTGGTATCACCTGGGCGGAAGCCGCTGACGGTGCACTTACCGCAGCCAAAGCAAAATCGTCCGGTGGCACCAACCACTTCTATGTCGGCTCCAATAAAGAGATGGCGCGGGAGTTTATCGACGCGGCGGCGATGTGGGCCAAGGCCTACGACCTTGCGGCGGCAGACGTTTGGGAAGAAGTTCTTGCTGATGATGACAAGGACATTCTGACCTTTGTCATTTACTTTGCCAGCGGGTTCAAGGTTCAGGCGTTATCCAGCAACCCCAGCAACTTGCGCGGTATGCAAGGTAACGTGACCATTGACGAGGCGGCTTTCCATGAGCGTCTTGCCGAAGTGCTCAAGGCAGCGCTGGCGCTTACCATGTGGGGCGCGAAAGTCCGCCTTATCAGTACCCATAACGGTACGGACAACCTCTTCAATGAGTTGATCCAGGACAGCCGCGCCGGGAAAAAACGTTACTCCGTTCACACCATCACGCTTGACGATGCCTGCCGCGATGGTCTGTACAAGCGCATCTGCCAGGTGAAAAAGCGGGAGTGGAGCCAGGCAGCCGAAGACCAGTGGAAAGCCGACCTGCTCCGCGATACTGCAACGCAAGATGATGCGCTGGAGGAATATTATTGCGTACCAAAGAACGGCAGCGGCACCTACCTGGCCCGTTCTATTCGTGAACGTGCAGCCCGTGGCACTGGCCCCGTTCTGCGCTTTCTCGGTTCGGCGGAGTTCAACGCCTTGCCGGAAGGTATGCGTGCACTGGATATGCAGGAATGGTTGGAAAAAACCGTGTTGCCGGTACTAAACCAACTCCCCAACAAGCGCCACTCGCTCGGGGAGGACTTTGCGCGATCCGGTCACTTGACAGTATTTGCCCCTATCACCGTTAACGATGACACCACCCGCACAGTGCCGTTCCTGGTCGAACTGGCTAACATGCCCTACAAACAGCAGGAACAGGCACTGTATTTTATTTGTGACAGGTTGCCGCGCCGTGACGGGATCAAGCTAGATGGCCGAGGCAATGGTAACTACCTGGCTGAGCAAGCCGCCGAACGCTACGGCGATGAAGTGGAAGTCGTTATGCCATCCGTCGCCCACTACCGTGAAAACATGCCACGATTCAAGGCTGCATTTGAAGATGACGAACTGGTGGTGCCAAAGCACGAGGATGTCGTTAACGACCTGGGTCAAATTGTCGTCTTGCGCGGCGTGCCGGGTATCGATGACCGGGAGAATACCGGCAGTGATGGCCACAAGCGTCACGGCGATAGCGCCTATGCGATTTTCCTGGCATTTCTTGCCAGCAAAGAGGACTGCCGCCGCTACGAACTTCACCGCCTCAATAAACCCGATCGTCCCAGTGAGCGGGAAGAACGCCGCCAAATGCGCATCACCCGTGGGCTGAAGAATCAACGAGGGCTACTGTAATGTTAAATAAGCTGACCGGTACCATCCGTAACCTGTTTAATCCTGCCACCGGCGAGAAAGTCGCAATAAAAGCAGAGTCGCTTCAGGAAGAGCAGACCCGCGCCCGTGCTACCGGTACCCGCCGAGCTAATGCCGGTATCAGTGTGGCCAGCACAGTCACGCCGAAGCGTCTGGCGGGCGTGCTACGCAATGCGGCTGACGGCAACGCGCTGGATTATTTCATCCTGGCCGAAGAGATGGAG